TGTGCTTTTGCACTCACAAAGTTTTGTCGATTTTATCTAACTTTTTTTAAAAAATTATTCAGAAAGTTTGCACAATATAAAATTATACACTACATTTGCAGCACTATGACACACGAAATGGAAGGACTTGAAGCCCAGCGTTTATTCTCGCAGGGCGAACATTCAGGGTTGAACCCTTACAATCAGGGCAGCAATGAGCATGACCAGTGGGAACAAGGCTGGCAATGGGCAATCGAAATGGAAGTAAGGCGGCTCAACGAAGAATGGCAATATCAAACTGAAAACCCAAATAAATAAATATATGTTTAATTCATCATCAAGAACCGCTGCACTCATGCAAGTTCACACAACCAAGGATTATTCCTTATTCAAGTCAATCGACGGAAACCGCAATTTAAACCTGCTGCATTTGAACCGATTGCGAAAATCAATGTCTGAAAAGTATTTGTACACCATTCTAATGGTCAATGACAAATACGAAATTATTGACGGGCAACACCGCTTTGAGGTAATCAAAGAACTTGGATTGCCATTGCATTACATCATTTGTGAAAAGTACGGATTGCCGGAGGTACACATTTTAAATGCTACCCAAAAGACTTGGAATGCAGATGACTATCTTGAAGGGTATTGCAAACTTGGAAACCCTGATTACATCAAGTACAAGATTTTCAAAAACAAGTATGATTTTCAACATAACATTTGCATGGCAATGTTAGGAGATTATTCTTCTGTTGCTGGGAGTAACAATATTTTTCAATTTCACAATGGTCAATTTAAAATTAAAAACTGGCAAAAGGCAATCGACATGGCAGACAAAATAATGCTTATTGAACCCTTTTATGATGGTTTTAAAAGAAGAAGTTTTGTTTATGCCCTAATGACTTTGTTCAAAAAACCCCAGTTTGAGTTTACCGAGTTCATTCAAAAACTACGACTGCAACCTACGGCCTTAATAAATTGTGTTGATACTGACCAGTACATCACATTGATTGAGGAGATTTACAATTACCGCCGTAGGGATAAAATAAATTTGCGTTATTAAAAAATTCATTGTATAATTGCACATCGGAACATCAGGACTGAACCCCCTGCCGAAATAAGGAACAAATGAAAACGATAAATCAAAACACCCACGCAAGTAAAGAGTCGGTAAAGTTCCTGCCGGGTTCAACTCTTGAAAGTGTGGGTGTTTTTTTTATGCAACAACTCAAACACATTCCCATTGACATCTGCGAAAGGTGTCTAAATGTACTCGCTGCCGAAATTGGGCGGCTCGAAGTACGGCAACAAATTAACCCTATGCCGAAAGAGGCATACAGAATGACACGGCTTTCATTAGATTTGAAAGTCATTTACTACAAACATTGTAGAAATTTAACCCTTAAACACCAATCACAATGAACAAATTACATTTTTACCACGATGGTAATTACGAAAACCAAACCCAGTTAATTATATGCCCAAAGAATAATGGCATCCAAATTACTATTCAAAAACCAATGGATAATCGATATGCATCAATCACATTAGATATTGAGACAAGTCAAGATTTTATTAATGAGATGCAAGAATGGTTGGAGGCAATAAAAAAATATCATAATGGCAACCGATAAAAAATCATTCGTGCTATACTGCGACCAGCAGAATATTTTTAAACTGCTGCCGGACGATGTGGCAGGGAAGTTAATCAAACACATCTTCGCCTATGTCAATGACGAGAACCCGGAATGTTCCGACCTTGTTTTACAGCTGGCATTTGAACCAATCAAACTACAACTGAAAAGAGATTTGAAACATTGGGAAGGTGTGCGCGAAAAACGGGCAGAAAGCGGCAAGTTAGGTGGCAGACCTAAAAAGCAAACGGAAGCAAAAAAAGCAAATGGTTTTTTTGAAAAGCAAACGAAAGCAAAAAAAGCTGTTAATGTAAATGTTAATGTTACTGATAATGTAAATGTAAATGATACTGTTAATGTAATAAATAAAGAAATATCTTATTATAGGCAGTTTGACCATTTGAAAATTACACATCCGGAATTTGATAAACTCGTGGCAGAAGGTTGGTTACCTGAGCAGGTAGACAATATTTTGAGCAGAATAGAAAACTATGCGCAGAATAAAACATACAAGTCGCTGTACTTAACTGCCCGTAACTGGCTGCAAAAAGAACCCAAGACCGGACTTATTCCCGAACATAGGCGTAGATTAGTAATGTAATGGCAGTATATTCATTTTACAATATCGACATACCACCCGGCAAAACGGCAGGTGAAGTTCAAACACTTTGCCCTCAGTGCAGCCACACGCGAAAGAAGAAAACTGACCGCTGTCTTTCGGTGAACCTTGACAAAAAGGCTTGGATTTGTCATCATTGTAATTGGAAAGGTGGCATTATTGACCGCCCCGAGGTAGTCAAATATGAAGTGCCCGTTTGGCAAAACAACACAGCACTAAGCGACAAGGTTTTAAAATGGTTTGAAGGCCGCAGAATTACTGCTGCCACACTGAACAAAATGCAAATCAGTGAGCAGTTGGAATTCATGCCACAACTAAACAAGGAAGTCAACTGCATCTGCTTTAATTACTTCGAGGCTGGGCAGTTGAAGAATGTGAAGTACCGAGACGGGGCAAAACATTTTAAGATGCACAAAGGGGCGGAGTTAATTCCGTACAACATCGACTGCCTTGCGACCGCTAACGAGGTTTGGATAGTTGAGGGTGAAATGGATGCACTGGCATTGATTGAAGCCGGAATTGAGAATGTAATCAGTGTGCCAAATGGGGCGCAACCGAACCTCACTTTTTTCGACCGCTTCATGCCCGGCTTTGACCACATCGAAAAAATACACATAGCAGTTGACAACGATGCGCCCGGCATTGACCTACGCAATGCGATTGCAGACCGCTTCGGAAAGGACAAATGTAATTACATCGTATATCCCGAGTGCAAAGATGCTAACGAATACCTGCTGCTGAATGGTGCGATTGCACTGCGAGAAGCCAGCCACAATTTTACCGAGTTCCCCATGCTAGGAGTGTTCAAGGTTACGGACTTTTTAACCGAGATCGAAAACCTTTACAACTTCGGCCTGCCTGCCGGGGCGAAAACCGGGGTTGACAAGTTTGATAAAATGCTGTCATTTCACAAAGGATATTTGACAACCATTACGGGCGTACCCGGCCACGGGAAGTCTGACTTCTTGGATTTTGTGCTGATGAAGTTAATGATTAAACACGGGTGGAAAGGTGGCTTTTACAGCCCTGAAAACCGACCGACTGAACTGCATATCTCTAAACTGATGCGAAAGATTACTCAGCGGCCTTTTATGGGCAGAGATAGAATGAGTCAAGAGGAAGTATTTGACGCTGTTATTGAACTTGAAAAGCACATTTTCTTCATAAAGCCCGAAAAGGATAATACCTTGGACAGCATTTTTGCAAAGGTGGCCGAACTCAAAAACCGCCACAACATTGATTGGTTTGTAATCGATGCTTGGAACAAACTTGAACACCAATACACGGAGTCGGAAACCAAATACATCGGGCAAAGCCTTGATAAGATTGTAAACTTTTGCGAAAAATATAATGTGCATTGTTTCCTTGTGGCGCACCCACGCAAAATCCAAAAAAATGAAGATAGCAGCTATCACATACCGACACTTTACGACATCGCAGGGAGTGCAAACTTCTTCAACAAGACTGACAATGGGATAACCGTGTACCGAAATTTCAAAAATAACACGGTAGAAATTCATGTGCAGAAGGTGAAGTTTAGCCATTGGGGTGAAGTCGGAATGTGCGAGTTTAATTATCACATACCAACCGGATTATACATATGAACACAATACCTGAAAACCAAACAGCCACGATTTACCGACTGAAAAAAGAGGTGAAGTATTGGCAAACAATGGCTGCCCGTTACAGCCGTAAAAACGAAGAAGTGGACGAATTGAAACTTTGCATTGAGGCAATGCACCGGGATATAGACTATCTCAAAACAATGCTGGGCGAAAACAACAAACAAGCCACAATGCAAGAGTTAATCGAAGAGGCAATCGGGGGCGTTTTCCCGTACTTTTTACCCACGATGGTAGCATCAAGGTCAAGAAAGGGCGAAGTTGTGAACCTGAGGCACATTTGGTTTAAGTTGATGTATCAATACAGCGGCCTGAGTTTGGTTAAAATTGCCAACATAGCGCAGCGAGACCACAGCACCGTCATCCACGCCTGCCGAAAAGTTGACGACCTATGCCATGTGGAACGGGAATACTGCCGAAAATTTAACCAAATAAATGAGGCGTTGATAAACAAACTGAAATGAATGTGATAAATTTTAGCGGTGGCAGAACATCCGCATACATGACAAAAAGATTGATTGACGAAGGGTTGCAGGATTACATTGTAACATTCCAAAACACTGGTAAAGAAATGCCGCAAACTTTGGATTTTATAAATGAATGTGATGTGCGCTGGGGTTTAAATATGGTTTGGCTTGAATATCGCAAACCTGCAACATTTGTTGTGGTTAATTATGAAACCGCATCGCGCAATGGACAGCCATTCCAAGAACTTTTGGAACAAAGACCAGCGTCAATTCCAAATATGCAGTTTAGATATTGCACAACGGAATTAAAAATAAACACTTTGAAACGCTATTTAAAGAGCATTGGTATTGAAGATTACATCAGCTATAATGGCATCCGCTACGATGAGCCAAGAAGATGGTCAAAAGCGCAACCGGAAACTGAACTGCCGCTTGTGAAATGGAAAGTTAGCAAAAACGATGTGGCCGAATTTTGGAAACAGCAGGATTTTGACTTGATGGTAAATGAACCATACGGAAATTGCGATTGCTGCTTTTTGAAAGGCAAAGGTAAATTGGCTATAATGGCGAAAGAAAAACCCGAATTATTTGATTGGTGGATTGATATTGAAAAACAAAGCGGACACCAATGGAAAAAAGAAATCAGTTACGAAGCGTTGCGAGCGCGTTCACAAAATCAGATAGGTATTTGGGATGGCGATAAAAGTTTTGAATGTTTTTGCAACATTGATTGAAATTAAAGTTTAATTTTCTATATTTGCACCATGTTAATACTCGATATCTGTTTATCCGACCTGCCCAGCGAGGCAATCACCACCGCCAAAAATGGCAAAAAGTACATCAAACTCATTTGTTCAGAACGCAAATCTGAGGGCAAATTTGGGGAAACCCACTACATCGCCCTGAGCCAAAGCAAAGAAGAACGAGAGGCGAAGAAGCCGACCGTCTATGTGGGCGGTGCGAAGGCTTACAAAAGTGTAACTAACAAAGAGGTAACAACTGAACCAGCTTACAAAGGGGGCGATGACCTGCCATTCTGATGTCTGATTTTGATTGGAAAGCCCCGACAAAGGACTTGGTTAACCCTGCCCACTACAAAGACACGCCCATTGAATGTATTGAGGCAATCAAAGCCGCAATGACTGAGCAACAATTTCAAGGCTATCTCAGGGGTAATGTCATTAAGTACCTTTGGAGGTACGAAAACAAGGGCGGCAAAACCGATTTGGAAAAAGCAGAATGGTATTTGAAACGATTGATTGAAGAACTATGACACCGAAAGATAAAGCAGAAGAATTAGTTGATAAATTCAGTTTTAGTTGTCGAGAATGCGATAATATAAAACAATGTGCATTGATTGCAGTTGATGAAATTTTAAACCATCATTATCAAGAACAAGGATTGTACAGAATTGACAAATATTATTGGCAACAAGTTAAAAAGGAGATTGAAGAACTATGACCTACTCGCAAAAACAAAAACACTTCATAAAGCACCGGGCGAAGGGCGACACGGAGATGCTGGTAAAACAACTGGCTGGCAAGGTTAGCCGCAAGACGATATTCGATGCGCTGAAAAATGACAGCAAGTATCTCCCTGCAAAGCATCAGTTGGTAATTGACACGGCATTTGAGATTGTTGCAGAATAACAGCCGTGCAGCCGCAGTTTCTACAAATTAACACACCCTGAATTGCGGTTGCACTATGTTATACATCACCCTCGTATATTGGAACGCTGCAAACAATGTCAACTATTATCCCGTACCGCCCGAAGAAGTGGAACGGACAATCAAACACTACCAGCGCAAAGGGTACAAGTGTGCGATTTACACCCCCGAACTCATTGAACAAATAAAAAATTCTCAAAAATAATTTGCAAGTTTAGTTTTTTACACTATCTTTGTACCATTATGAATGACATTAAAACAACAAAAAGCCGCAGCGTTAGCGTAAAATTCGAGCATGAAGACATCATCTACTTTGTTGATTGGGCTGATTATGACGACACTATTTACATCATAAATCAGTATGGCGAAGAAAGGGGGGTTTTGTCAATTCCATTTGAATTGCTGCCAACTTTACAACAAGTATTTAAAAGCATAATAGAAGAAAAACTATGAACGACATACTAAAAAAACCAATCACCGCCTCTGAAATCGAATGGCGTGTGCAGCAACAAACAAGCACGGGCAAACTCATTGTCGTGCCTTACATCACCAACAGATGCGTAATGGAACGATTTGACGAAGCCTTTGGGGCGAGTAACTGGACATCGGAGTTCCGTGAAATCGCCAATGGCTTTATTTGCCGCTTGACCGTTTATTTGGATGGCCAAACAATCACTCGTGAAGATGGTGCATCAAAGACCAATATCGAACCTGAGAAGGGCGGCATATCCGATGCCATGAAACGGGCAGCCGTTCAATTTGGTTTAGGGCGTTGCCTATACGCTTACCCCCGTGTAATGATTGAAACGGACGGCAAGTTTATTCCTGATTGGGCGTATGCTAAACTTGACAAGTTAGTGGAGTGGGTGAACGCTGGGAATTATAAAGAAATAATAATAATACCAAACAAATAACTATGATACAACCTGACATTACCGACATGATTTTCGCAGTTGAGGAAGGCAACGCCAACCCACTTGAAATCTATTGCGCCCTTCACAAATTAGAGGCGCAGGTCAAAGCAGCCAAAGAGCAAATCAAATCACTTGCCATTGATGAAGCCAGTAAGCACGGCAAGACATTCACCTTTATGGGTTTTGAAATTCAGCAGAAGGCACTGCCCGGACGCTGGACTTTTGACCACATTGACGATTGGAATGCTGCCAAGTTCAAGATGAAAAACATCGAAGACCTTGCAAAGTGGGCTTACAAGTCGCATGAAAAGGGAGTGCAACCCATTACCGATGACGGTGAAGTGATTACCCCTGCCAACTATACGCCCGGTGGCGACACCATAGCACTGAGGGAGGTATCGGAATGATATTTATTTTTGTATATGCATCATGTGTGATAATGGGTATGTATTTGTTAAGTTTTAATCAATTTGAAGCCGCTATGGTTATATTTTGTTCGATAATTATTGGATTACTTGCAAGTAAAAAGGAGGCTTCTAAATGACACCCGTTCAATTAGTCATCCAAGACTTGCACAAAGCAGGGTGGCCAATATTAAGAGCCGAGGCGATTAAGTGGATGATGTATGAAGAAAGCCACATCAAACAAGCCTATTATGCCGGGCGCGAAGACCTTGACTGCAAACGCAACGATATGGCCGAGGCTTACGACGATGCGGCAGATTATTATGTTCAAAATTACGGAGGTGCAAAATGAAACAAACAGCAGTAGAGTGGTTATTCAGCCAATTACCTGACCATTTGCGGTTAAGTGAAGATGGTTTTGATACTTTGCAACAAGCCAAAACAATGGAAGCCGAGCAAAAAAAAGAAGCCTACAACGAAGGAATGATACAAGGTATTAAATTTGCCGTTAACGAGGAATGGGGCGAAGAAGAAGGGGGTGCAAAATGATTATCATTGCCGGGGTGCTTACTTACCTGCTTTATTGGCTCGTTATCCCCACCAAAACGATTGACATACCCGAAGCCACACCTTACACTTTTGAACGCGACAAAGCGGTTGAAAATGCGAATGAAACCTTTAACGCTTGGGCAGAGTTGCGGAGGCAAATTGACATCGAAAAGAAGGAGGGGAGGTTAGGCTAACGGTAAACGGCTTTGCGAAGAAGCCGATTTTGAAAACAAATGTTCAATTAACAACTAAAGTAAAATAAAAATGAAAAGATTAAAATTAGCACTAAAGCGTCTTTTTTGCAAAACCGATGTTAGCGGTAGTTGTGAATCACCACAAGACAACGGAGATTTTGTTCAGCTTGTTTGGATGATTGAGGAACTACGAAGAAGAGAAGGTGGTTGCACAATGAATGAACTTGTTGCAGAAGCCAAGCGGAACTTTAAAGGTATTGAACAGATTAAACACCGTACAATCAATTACCGATAACAGCCGTGCAGCCGCAGTTGACACCTTGCATTCACGCCTAATTGCGGTTGCACATTGTTAGCCTACAACCTGACGAAAGACTTTAAAAAGTCAACCTAAACACTAACGGATTTGTTCATCAATCTTGAACACCAATTTATTTTGAACATGGGGGCAATCGTCCCCATTTTTTTTTAGGTACATTTCTAACAGATGAACAAAACACAACTTGTCGAAAGTTACATCCGCAAATACTGCGACAACAACAACCAATTAACCATCCCAAAACAAACCCTGAGCCGCCTTATTTACAACGAAAACCACGGGCTTTTTAGCGGAATTGATGCGGTGCGAAACATTGTGCGCTCATTAACCGGGTCAAACAAAACAAACACCAAGGCATTGCCCGGATTTTCTCAACCCAGCACAATCGAGGACGGCCTCCGAAAGTATAAGCTATTCACGAAACTTCCCGAACCAAAAGAAAAAATACTTAAACCCGGATGCTGGCTGGTTATGTCCGATATTCACTTTCCTGAGCATGACCCGACCGCGATTGCTGCCTCGTTAAACTTCGCCAAAAATGCAAGGGTTGACGGGATTGTTTTGAATGGCGACATAATCGATATGTACGAGGTGAGCCGATTTATTAAAGAGGTCG